CCATCCTGGACTACTGTAGAATCGTGAGTGTGGGGTTTTAAAATATTGGAACCACTGCCTGAAAAGCCCATTTTATCCTCTCTCCGTTGCAGTTCTGAAACGTTGTGATTCTGTTGAAAGATACATTGGAGTTACCTGTCCTTGCACGTGAACTGCACCAGCAGCACCAGCTACAATTTGAACTCTTACAACATTTTGGTCGTTTATGTTTTTTTCACCACCAGCACTTAATGCAACTAAGGGCTGACCATTTATAGAAAATTGACATGCGTTAACAGCATCCTGATTATTTATTGAAACTGAAATTGCAATAGCTCGGTATTGGCTGGGATATTCAATGGTGACTGTTGCACCTGCTGCGATAATATCAGCAACATAAGTTGAAACTGCAGTTGGGTCTTTTGGCATAACATTGACAACATAACCCAGGATAGTTTGTGGCATTAAAGCCTCCTAAAACAAATTAGAATATTTCATCAAAAATGAATATTGTGCGATTCCGCCACCAGTAACTACTTGCCCTGATTGCCAGGATAATTGTTTACCGCCAGCTTGTCCACCAACTGTAACTCCGATTGGTCCAAAAACAACGCGGCCCGCACTGGCGGCACTGGATGCTACTGAAAAGTTGGTAACTCCACTCTGAATTCCGTTTACGAGCACGTTTGTCTCATATGCTGCTGCCCCTGGTGGGTCTGGATTATTAACACAATCTAAAATTGTATTACTTCGATTAAGTTGTTGAATTGTTAAACCTGTTACGTCATCTGTTGAAGGCGTAAAAACGTTAAGTGCTGCGCCAGTTGTCGTATAAGATCTCATCAGTGGAACTGCCATTAGAGACTGTCCACCTGTACGTTACCTTCTGATGTAGGCCCTGTAAATGATGTCATACTATTACCCACTACTTCGGTTACTACTGCACCAACTGCTGCTTCTGCACCACCAACAGCGTAACTAGCTACTGGTAAAGCAATTTTTCCGATTGCTGATTCCATTACTTGAGGTGCAAATCTGTTTAATACCATACCACCTATGGTAACTATTCCAGCACCAGCCAAAACTTTAGCCAACCATTTGGGGATTTTTGCTTTAAATGCCACGTATTGAGATCTCAATCGTAGATCTTAAATGTTTCTAAATTCGAGTTTAGAAACATATATGATCAAGTATGTTAAGTTAAAACATGGGTCTTTTAGGGAAAATACTCCCAATTGCTGCAGTAGGTGCTGCGATTCTCTTTTTAGGTAATATATTTAGTAGACCAGCATCTGCATCTGCATCTGCTGGTGCATTAGGTGAAACAGGATCCGCTATTGGTAATGTATTATCTAGTTTTGGTTCTGGTCTATCTGATTTAGGAATTGGATTGGGTGAAGGTGGCGTTGGTCTTTTTAAACCGTTTTGGGAAGTTAAAAATTTAATGGCTACTGTACCAGTGGTTTATGATGCTAATGTTGCTGGTGCTGCTAATAGCAGTGCAGTAGCACAAAGTGAGGGTGAAACAGTCAGAAATGTAAACAGGCCCACTTCTTCAACTATTACCTGGTCTGGTGGAACTACTGCAACAGTGCCATCCTTAAGCGCAGCTGCTAGATCATATTATTCTGCTAGAGGGGTTTCCGTTACTTGAAAAAAGGTTCAAAGGCTGCTAAAGCCTGGGGCGCAAAAATGAAAAGGGCCCGCAACCAAAAGAAAAAACCAAAAAAACGAAAAAAATCTAAGTCAACAAGAAAAGGACAAAAGAGAAAAACCGTATCTAAAAGAAGAGCTTATGAAGGGCTTAAAAAGCGTAAATCTAGGCGTAAAAAGTCATCAGATCCTTGGAATTTCTAAATCCAGATATATTTCTCACCGTGACAAGTGGGACAATCTTCAAAGGTATTGTAAATTGGGTCAAGTTTATTTGAGTTAGTCTGAAAGTCAACTGTTCTAATAATTCCATGCGGATGACCATCTATGGTATCTGCGCAAGTCTTACAGGGTTTGTATTCCTGGAGCTTCAGTTCCAGGTTCGGTCTTTTTATTATTTGATTTAATGGTGTTGATGATTTCATCTTTATTCTCTATAATTGCTTTCTCAATTTGTGGTAAATAAGGCTGCAAAAATTTGCGATATTTACCTAAGCCAAATTTAGATAATAATAGATCACCGATGCCACTTCCATTTTGTAATTCCTTTTCTGTAAAGTCTGGCCCTTGTTTCATTTTGTTAATGGTTCCTTTAAGTCGTAGAATCTCTTGTCTAAAGTCGGCAGCATCACTCTTTCTTATTTCACTTATAGATTTAATGTCAGCTTCATAGTCTTTAATGCGTTGCCTAGAATGTTTGTTAATACTAGACCTACCCCTAGCAATGAAACAAGCGGAAACACCTGCAGATATACAAGCCACCAGGATAAGTGCTGATGATAAAACTTCTTCCATACCATAAATCTATGATAATTACTTAGATCTAAGCGTTTCTACCCCAACTTAACCCTAAATACCCCTACCTTAAGCTCGGAAAAGCTAACAAAAACCTACAATAAACTACCCACGGTATTAACTTCTATCCTAATAAAATGCAGTGGATGCAGTGGAATGCGGTGGCGGGGGAACTAGCGGTGGCTGTTGGGTACCAACTGTGTTATTTTGAGTGCAGACCTGTTGGTTAGAAAATTAAAGTGTGTGTATTAATATACTAGGATCCTGATTAGATGGTGAAATGATGGGGTTAACACTTACTCATAGGCAAAAAAGATACATAACTTCTAAACCAGCTAGCTATATCCGATCACATAAGAACTCCGATATGCAGTCTAGCGTTCAATACCCCCTCATTTCTAAAAAATTGACTGGAACAGGGGGTGATAAAGACTGGATTACCTAACAGCACCGACAAAAGTAGCAAAAGAAGCAGGAAGGAACGTAGGCGGAATAAAAGCAGCAAAAACGCTAAGTTTACCGATTTCTTACTGGGCATTACTTGAACAGATTAGAAACCAAAAGCATTTCAAAAATGCAAATGAGGCTATGTGTTTTAGCATTATGGATGTAGCACAAGGACTGGGTCTAGAAACAGGATGACCTTTGAATTGTCAAAAGAACTAAGAGGCTTTCAATATGAAGTTGAAGCAATAACCAAAAGAGATAACTTGAAAGTTATTTCAATTCGTTATCAGTGTGCTAATCCTAAATGTAAAAAGTTCGTAAAGAATAATACAAAAAGTGATTTGTGTTCTAAATGTCAAGAAATGTGGATCAGATTCTCATGAAATGTTTCAACCCAACTTGCAAGTGTGGCAATATTGAACTTGAAAGGGTTTTAAAAATTCGTTGTAAGAATTGCCACTGTTCAATAACATATGATTGTGAGAGTATTAACCTCACCCACACTAGCCCGACAAGTTTTCAAAAGAATTACAACGAATTTACGATCGATCAACAAAACACTTGATAAACTTCAAAATTGAAATTTGAAGTTTAATCCACATTTTTTTAAGCGTCGCACTCAACGCCCCATGCAGTGCAAAACCAATCATTGCCACTAATTAAAACAGGCGTTACAAATTCCCCAGCTACAAATTTAATACAAAAATTATACTGATTGTTTGGTGATGAATTACCAGCATTTAATGATAAAAAGAATTTAGTTTGTGTAGTTCCTCCTACATTGGTGTCAACGCTTGAGTTAGATTGTAATTCAACTTCATTAATTGCATCATTTTTATCCGCTTCAAAGTGCAATAAATATAGAACCCGATTTACAGGAACTTGATAAGCTACTCCGTTTGTTGTACCAGCTGATAAATGATGTAGTGATGTATAATCAGCAGCACCCCCTGAACTACTGTCACCCTTCCATAAATTAATTATCTCAGTATTTCCATTTTCCCAAATAAATTTAGCTGGGCTAACATTACCTAGAACGTTTGGTTCAGTCATGCCCCTAACTCCAGCCATTTACACAGCGTATTTGTTTGGCCCGATATGGTTAAACTATCTGAACATGTAGCACCACCAGCAGCAGCAGCAGACCACACAGGAAGATTTCCAGCCGATACTGTCAAAACATGCGTAGGGGTTCCTATGCTTAATTCTTGTAAGTGTGCAGTATTGGAATAAGTGAGTGAACCGTTAGCCATAGAACTTTGAGTTACATTATCAAAATCTAGGCTGCCTCCATCCTGGACTACTGTAGAATCGTGAGTGTGGGGTTTTAAAATATTGGAACCACTGCCTGAAAAGCCCATTTTATCCTCTCTCCGTTGCAGTTCTGAAACGTTGTGATTCTGTTGAAAGATACATTGGAGTTACCTGTCCTTG